CAGGTGCATAGTGAGCTTCAAATCTTGATACATCGATTAGTTCACGCATTCCTAACGGAAACGTTAGAATATAAGCATAAACCACTTGTTCTGGAGTCAATTCACTAGACTTTGTATACTCTCTCCAACGCTCTGGAAAACACATTCTCGCAAATAGTTCGTGGGGTTCACGATAAACACCAAATGGCGTCCAAACACGTGAAAGGAATTCTGGATGACTCTCACCTTTAGTAGCATGTGAAGTTTTACCCCAACTAACAGCTACTCCGAAGTTTCTGTTCAGATAACCACCAATGGAGCTATCATCAACCTCTTCTTTAGTAAAGATAATATTATCATCACCCATTATTACCATATCCCACTCCTTCACATCTTTTGAAATGAAGTAGGTATCAACCATAAGTTTATTAACTATGGAATCAATTATTTGAGTGAACATTGAACCGGAAGGCACACCCTTGTGTGATTCAACCAAGCGTCCTGACCCATCGATGAAGACCTTATGAATGAAGTCCTCTCTCACTACTCGAAACAATTCTTCATCAAACCCATACTCACAAAATGCAGCACGAACGACATCAAAAGCTTCCCTAATTAACCAGTCTGAAATAGTCTGATCAAATTTTGAATAGTCAATCGTCATCGAATTACCATACATTTGCATCAAGTAAGTTAACCTATTTGAAATAGTGCTATCATCACTACCTCCTGCATACCATAGGTATCAGACAACTTAATCTGAATAGGCCTAGCAAATCTACACTCAGCAAGTATCTGCCAAATATCAATCGCTGAAACAAGTCTACTCTTCTTCTTAAATTCTCCAGTTTGAATACCTTCTGAATCATATGGAGTCGTCCCTTGTGTACGTGACATACAAAGGATAGGTTTGTTAAAACTACCATTCAGAATTGCTTCTTTCTCCTTTTTAGTGTAAGCTTCGTATATGTTCTCAAAATATGACTCTTTGGTTCTCAGTCCACTCAGGATAAAAGAAAACCCGGCATGAGCCTGTTTCTTAGGAACACAAGATATTACATCAGAGTTTCCTCGATATGATACCATCTTTAACTTCCATCGCTTGAATTGCTTCATTAAACGGATCTTTGCCTCTTTAAAATTCCTGTTCCAGCTAAAGCTGGGGTGGTTCTCACCTGAGAAATTCAACAACTGGTCCTGAATTTGAGCGTACTCATAAATACTACGAGCATATCCCAGTTCATTCAAATAATCTAACGCTTGTTGAGCATTAAAAGATTCTAGTTGAA